TCCATCAAACTCATAATCAAACGCCCTACTCAGTTCCTTTGTTATTTCATCAGTTTGTACTTTTGATTTCATTACTCAACTCGATCATGATGTTACCAATGGCGATACCATTGTAATCCATAATATTTTCCTCAAAACAAATTCACTACTACTATACACTATTTCTCACTTCTTGTCAAGTGGTAAGTGTAAATGTGTTTTTGTGGGCGATCTTGATATTCAGCCTCACCATTTTCCAATGCATCTTTGACTCTCTGAGCAAAGGGTTTTAGGTTCTTCACACCATCCTTATTGGTGTAGTAGGTGCGAATAGTCTTATCATGATACTCTCGCTCTCCCCACTTGATCACTCTACCTTTAGCAGTCATACCAACATGTTGAAAGTTCGATGCCTTATAAATTGTTCCCTCGTGCCCGTAGTGCGCGTCTGCGTATGAAACAACAATCTTATAGTCAGTATTTTGTCTCAACCATCTCAGAGTGCGTCCGATGAAAAACGATTCGGTGTTCTTTGGTGTGTCATCGATACAGCATAATCGTCTCAACTCAACCACTTCTGATTCAGACTCACCGTACTTCTTCCATGCGTTTGCCATACCCAAAGCACCGTAGATCATCCCACCAATGAGTTCTTCACCATTGTATAGAGCAAAGCACTGTGAGACTCTGAGTCCATTGACATTGCCACTGTAGTGCCATGTCTCTACGAACTCACGAATTTCTTGTACAGAACAAGGTGTGACAATAAAATTTTTAACTTTCACTTTTGATTGCATCAATAATATTCAACTCGATCATGAATCGGAAGCGCACCATAGAAACGAGAACCTAACAGTTTTGACACTGCATCGTTGAAACGACTGTCAGATGTCGCACCATAGTTGCCACCGAACATTGTCCACGATTTTTTTTCGATCTCTTCCTCTGGAACGATACGTACAGTAGTATCACCGCCAAATGTTTTTGTAACCAATCGAGCCGCAGGATACTTCTCAGACGGTTCAAAGGGACCGTCAACATCAACGAGCGTCAAACCCATAACAGGAAAACGTGAAGTTACTCCACCGTTTGTGCAATCACCCAAGCGACTGTCTTTGTAGATATCAATATGTAGTCCCATTTTATAACACCTCTACGTAGTTAATTTCAGAGATAAAATACTCAAGATATCCTTTACGGATATTTTCATTGACACGTTCAACCCAATCTAGGGCTTCTTCCATACCGGAACATGTCAGACGATCATTTACAGTAATACCAGAAAGAGTACCACGAGTAAATGTTTTTTTGAATTCAACACGAGTCATAATTATTCACCTCTCATTTTAAGAATAATGTCACGAACACGTTCACGATCAACAGTGTCAGCACCATACTTCAAAAGACCTTTTAGAACCTCATAGTCTTTCATGTACTCGTTGATACCGTCAACGATTTCTTCATCAGTGAAGTTGAGTTCCGCACCATAAACACCATCAAATTCCAAACTGTAGAAGCTCCGCATGTAGTATAGAAACTCTGTTCCACGTTCTGCGATCTTCATCATTTCATTCAAATTCATAACTCTCTCCTCACTTTCTATACTTACAGTATACAGACTTTTTGGCAAATGTCAAGACTTTTTTTCAAATAATTTCGAAAAATTTTCAAACACACGATTGTATGCACTACACTCATAACCATAATGATCAAAGAAATCGTCATCATCACCAAAGGTTACTTCGTCAACATCACCACGAGCATATGCATTGTGACTCTCGACATACTCAGACCAGATACGATTCATTGATTCCATACCTTCCAACAAATCACCACGGCCATGTTTGGTCATGACATCAATTGCTTCGTTGAAAGACAATGTAGTCACATCATAATAATCAGGAATACGGAACATAATTTTTTCTCTCTCTATCAATCTATGTACACAGTATAACAAATAAGAGAAAAATGTCAATAGGTTTTTTTGAATTAAAAAAAATAAGGATATCAGTCGTTTAGAGACTTATCTTTAATATGTTTTGAATGTATCTTGCATCCGATGAACTCATTGTAGTAGTCATCGGACAACAAGACATCATGTTGGAATTGTAGTTTGGCTTCGTAGTAGGAACACTCGCCCTTAGTACGACAGAGTTTTAGGATTTCTCGTTTATAGTTTTCGTATCCTTTGGACTCCACAAGTCTTTGGACTTCAACGTTCGAACCATAGTAATCACGCCAATTCGACTCAACTCTAGTGCGGACCCTACGACGGCGAGTTTTCGTAACCGGGAGTATTTTTGGTCTCCAGAAGAATTTTTTTCCAATGTATTTTTTGCCGGTATCGATCTCCGTGATCTGATACACAAACCCTTGGTATTCTTCTGGCGTTTCTTCGAACGGTCTGTTATCATACGTCCAAGTCATTGTCTGTCATATCTTCTGGTTCACATCTACGACCACAACAAGGACAAAACTCTATATCACAATCATCTTCTGCGACTACATGTGTTTCGTAGTCGCATTCTTCACACATAATCCTGTATTGTTTCATGCGACACGATCCCATCCCCAATCACCTTCCATTCCTACTACAGAATATTCAGTGACTCGTTTTTCAAAGAAGTTATCATGAGATGCCCCATTGAGAACCCAATCAAGCCAGGGAAGAGGATTATCTTTCGCATTGAATTTTGGTTTCATACCAAGCTGAAGTAAACGACGATCAGCAATGTGTCGAATGTATTGTTTCACTTCTTCCTTTGACAGACCTTGAATCTCGTGTCCGTTGTATGCAAGTTCAATGAATCGATCCTCTAGTTTGACACCTTGTTTTGCCATCTCATAGATTTTTGATTTCAATTCGTCATTGACGATACGTGGATGTTCTTCACAGAACTCACGGAATAGTTTTGCATTTCCTTGTACGTGCATTGTCTCGTCACGAATCGACCACTCAACAATTGTACCCATTCCTTTCATCTTACCAAAACGTTGAAAGTTCAACAACATCACGAATGATGCAAACAAACTCATCCCTTCATTAAATACAGATTGTGCAAGAGCAAGAGCAAGGCCAGTATGACTAGAAGTATCTCCATTCGACATGAAATCAATTTTGTCAGCCATTGCTTTATACTCAAGAAATGCATGGTATTCCTCATCTGGTAGTCCAAGTGTGTCATTCAATAATGCATACGCCCTTTGATGCACACCTTCTCGTGTAGCAAAAGACGATAACATATTTCTAATTTCATTATTCTTAAATTTAGGAATCAAAAACTCGTGATAGTTTTCACCAACCTGTACGTCTGACTGAGTGAACAGTCTTAATACTTGTGTGATGAATTCCTTGTCTGCATCTGACAGTTTTGTTCTCCAATCCTGCACATCTTCTGACAGTTCTGCCTCGTCTTCGATCCAATGAATCTCCTCGTGCTTCTTCGTCATCTCGACGGCCCAAGGATATATAAAAGGTTTATAAGTTTTAGAAATATTGAGTAGTGACATTTATCCCTCGCAAGCTCTGCATTCTTCTGATTCTAATATTGGCAATCCACAAGTGATGCCTTCTGACATAGTATTGAGATGTTCCATCAACTCATCATACCCGCCAACGTATTGACCTTCAATATAAATTTGTGGAACTGTTTTGACTTTACGACCAGTGACTTCAGCCGCAGTCTTACCGATTTCTTCTAGTGATATGTATTCGTAATGAATACCGCGTATTTCAAGTTCATCCTTTGCGGCAGCACAGAAAGGACAGTTGTTCTTTCCATACACCAAGGTTCTCATATCATCCTGTAGTGCTACTCTTTCAACCTTCTCTGATACATTCTCTGCACGAGATTTTGCTTCTGTTCTGAGATAATAAAGTCCTTTAAGTCCTTCCTTCCAAGCCTTGATATGAACTTTATTAACATAAGCTTTCTCAGCGCCCGCAGGGAAGAACAAGTTGACCGACTGTCCTTGGCATATAAACCTTTGGCGGTCGGCAGCATGTTGAACAACCCAGTTTTGATCCAACTCTTGGGCTGTCTTAAAGACCGCCTTCTCTCCCTCCGTGAGATCTGGGAGATGTTGAACCGAACCTTTGTTAGTAATGATTGATGTCCAAGTAGTTTCATTATTTATACCATGCGCTTCTAGAACTTCTTCAAGGTACTTGTTTTTAACCAAGAACGAACCCGCTCTTGTTCTATGAGTGTATGCGTTTGCCTTTGAGGGTTCGATACTTGGGGATGTTGAGAGAATAACTCCAGAACTCGCATTAGGAGCAATCGCCAACATGTGAGCGAAACGTAAGCCTGTACCAAGTCCATCTGGATATTCTCCTCTTTCTAGTGCAAGACGTTCAGATTGTGCAACTGCTTTAGTCTTGATTGTATTAAAGACAACTTTATTGATCTCTTGAGCCTTTTCAGATTCCCAGGCCACCCCGTGTTTGTGGAGTAGTGAGTGGAAGCCCATCGCTCCCAAACCAATTGATCTTTCTCTCGATGCAGAATAACGAGCTCTTGCAATTTCATCTGGTGCGTTCTGTATAAAGTACTCAAGTACGTTGTCCAACATCGTGATGAGATCTTCAACAATTGTGGTATTCTTCCACTCATCGTAGAACTCCAGATTGAGAGATGATAGGCAACACACCGCAGTACGATCAGCAGAGGTTGGTAGATGAATCTCATTACATAAGTTTGAGCCATGAATCTTTAGTCCCAAGTTTTTTAACGATTGAGGTAACTTCCTATTCGCCTCGTCAATAAAATTCAAGTAAGGTTCACCTGTACGGAAACGAACCTCTATGATTCTTTCCCACAGTTTACGAGCACTCACTGTCTCAAAAACCTTACCGTTTGCAGGATCTTTGAGATCCCACTCTTTATTATCTATCACAGCATTCATGAAGTCATCTGTGATATTAATTGCATTGTGTAGGTTCAAAGCCTTACGTTGAACATCCCCTGTTGGAATTCTCATATTGAGAAACTCGACAATGTCTGGATGTGAGATATCCATGTATGCCGCATACGATCCTTTACGAGTCTTACCTTGACGGTAAGCAATCATATCTGCATCGACTGTGTGCAGGAATGGGATTGGGCCAGGAGCCTTATCACTAACTGTTCTAACATCGGACCAATGTCCACCGACTCCACCACCAAGTACAGATAACCAGCGCAACTCACTACTATGATCAATAAGGCCATCAAGAGTATCAGGGACGTAAGTAAGAAAACACGATATCGGGAGTCCCTTGTCACTTGCAACTCCGTTAGGAGCGTTCGAAAGGACAGGACTAGCAAACATAAACCACTTACGACTAACATAGTCATAAAGACGCTGAGCAAGTTCATTATCTAAGTTTCCTTCAAATGTTGACCATGCCTTGGATGCACGAGCATATGCCTCTTGTGGAGACTTCTCGTGATCACGCATATAGAAATCCTTGAGCATACCTATTGCATAGTCGGTCAATAGGTTATCTCGTTCCTTATCGATTTTGAGCATTATTTTTCCTTGTGTAATCAGGTATTATACACTAAGTTTCATGTGTTGTAAACTACTTATTATCTTGCTCTTGCTGAGCTTCTGGTGGGCTTACCGCTTCTTCGTAGTACACTATGATTTCAGTTTGTTGGTTTATATATCTTCTTAGCTCTGCAACATTGAGGGCTAAATTCTCATAATCACGCATAGACAAAGCAACAAATGCTACTTCGCCATGGAGTTCAGAAAACTCTTTTATAAAATCGTCGAGGTTATCTTTTGTAACAACGTAGACTTTTGTATCAATTAGTTGTGTTGGCTTCGGCCGGGATACCGTCGGTACTACCGTTTTCTCTACCTTGGTCACTACTTGGACTTTCGGTTCCGGTGGTTGACTGAACAGGCTGCAACCACTCAGGGAGATTAGGGTCAGGAGTACCACCAGTATCGGCAACGATTGCACGCCAGAGTTTCGCTGTTGCACCATTCATCTTACCTTCTAGTTTCACTGCATCTTTAATCGCATCTTGTACGAGATCTAATTGTCTTAACTTATTTCTTAGATCATCACCATAGGCTTCTGCCTTCTGCAACTTTGCAGAAAGCTGATTCATTAATTCTTGATTGCGAG